AGTTTAGATTGATATTTATCCATTCTGGGGTTTTAGAGACGAGTGTGGGTAGGGTGCCAGGGGTGAAAGCGGGCCTAGGAAGGTTGATATAGAAAGCGATACAGGTTGGTATTCTAGTTTTGACTGTCGGCTGTATTATGACCTGGTCTTTATCGAATACTATTGCGACTGCGTCAGCGGCAGATAATCATACAGCATTGGTGTATTTGTTTGATACATATTTGAATGGCAGGAGTCAGTTTACTGTAAGTGCGCATCCTGATGCGAGTGCATTCAAGCGTCGGGTTACATGTACGGTGAATGACGGCATGTACGGTGGTACGTATAGCTTTTACAATTGGGTGAACTGGACCAATACTAGTCCGACTGGCTTGACCTGGTATGAGGATGCGACCTATACGACAACACCTGGGGATTTGGCTACTGATACCACTAGTAGTTTGACTACTAATAATGACTTATGGGGTACCACCTTTGGTAATTGGAGATTTTGGACAAGCGACCAGGATGCAAATGCTTGTTTAGTGACTATTGGTAAGAGGATTATTTTTTACTGGCCTGGTGGCAGTAATTACAATGTATATTCGCAGGCTACTCCTGCGTGGGACGGTACTACGGACAGGACTCAAACGCATATTTTCCCTTATGTGGGCATAGCTAACGGTTCAATGTACTATTGCAACAGGCCTATAACTAGTGGTGATAGTACTCTTGAATATATGATGACTTTAACCCCTGCTATGAATAGTACTGATGTTGGTTATCTAGGTGGCAAGGAGATTTTCTGGAAATCTCCCACATGGATGTATACTGTAAACTCAACCGTGAGCAGTACCGGATGGAGCAACAAGAATCTCCCAGTTGTTCAGGTAGGAAACGACCAAGCTGTGTGGATGAGTCCATCTTATGGCAACACGCCATACCATTTAAATATCTCAGGTCAGGGACAAAAGCTATTGTTGAATAGTACGGACTGGTGGTTCTGCCCTAATTCAGCTGTTTATGCACCCCTGTGTTTCTACATGGGTACATCTGAACCTGATATGAGCTGATTGTCATGGCAGCAGACGTTACTATTGCAAGCCCTGCGGAGGTCGTACTTCCTGGGCCAGGAACTACTGAGATTATTACTTCTATAGCAATCAATGATGTAATCTTTCTTGATATGGACGGTGGCGGTGGTGGTACGGTTCCGAGACCAACCAGTGGTTTCCTTTATCCGCGTGGTGATGCCTGATTAAGCCTATCCGCGTGGTATGCCTGATTAAACCAGGTCACGTAACCAGTCGCGTTCTTTGGGGCTCAGGAGGTGGATGGTTTTTACCATCAAATTCTTAGCCCTGTTTTCGTCTAAATTTTGGTAAATTTCCGCCAATAGCTGTCTAACTGCTTTATCCTTTTGGCATCTAACAGCAAGAAGCAGTGCCAACGAGTCGCGCAGCATGGTTTTAGAGTTTGCTTACGTACCAGTATAAGCATCGGCAACCTATTTCGACCGACAGAGTACCGACAATGGCCCTTGATACCTCTGGACTATGGGACGCGGGTGATGAACTGCGTATTATTGAGGTTCTTAAGGCGCCATTTGGTAGCTACACGCTTGACTGTGTCGGTAACTGCTGCAATCAGCTAGAAGATATCAGCACAGGTGCTGTTACAGAAGTTAAGACCCTTTTGGACCAGTATGATACTGCAAAAGCTGCTCAGATTGCAGCTGACCTTGCTGATACCGAAGGCAAAACCCTTATCAAGGCAGACGTACTCGAATGGCAGGTCAATTCTGTCGATCAGCCATCAGGTCCGCAGCTTGAGATGTATCGCTGCGAAACAGAAATTGCAAATTACTTTGCGTTCTGCAGTTGCCTAGGCGCTGTTGTTGGCAGCAATAGCTACGGAACCATGCTGATCCGCTCCTGAGTAGAGAGTCGCTCTGCTCCTGAACAAAGAGTCGCTCCGCTTTTGATCGGTAAACTGTTACGAATTACGACGAGTCTGCCATGAATCATCCTGAAGTCGGTGGAGACCTAGGCAAAACGTTGGCAGAATTCAGCAACCAAGAACTTGTGGACGTTTGGTGCAACGGCTGCCAAGCATTTTGTAAGATGAATGCAGCATTCGCCAAGCATCTGCATGGTGAAATCCAAAGCTGCGCAAAATGCAATCCCAAACTCCAGAAATTGCGGTCTGATTTTCGGGTCGATTAGCACGAGTGCGTAGCACGAGAGCGACCCCGTTAGGGGAAGCTGTGGGCCCTTAAGGCCCCTTTTTTTTATGCAAGCGTAGAACGCAACCAGAAAGGGGTAAGCCGGTCTTCCTGGGGCTTCTAAGGGCCTCTTGCGGGCTTTCAGTGATGGAAGCCTAAGCCGATCCAAGGAATCCCTATGGCAAGCCCTTTACTTCCGTATGCAAACGCCAAGGTTTTAGTGACTGCCGAGGGGACTGTTTCCATTGTAAACGGCAGACTGCAGGCCTCAGCCGGTCAAAAGTATTATTTGAACTGCTACATGAAGCGGGCGCAGTATTCTGGCGTTAGCTCGGGTTCCAAGAAACTGCCTCTTGAAAGCCAGCTGGACGGTGAGATGCTGCCCGGCGCCTCTGGTGATAGTTTTTACTACCGTGGCTATGCTTTGCAGACTGCTCCGGTACCTGCTGAATTTCAAATTGGTGACGACGACTCCGGTTTGACCTGGAACGACGTACAGGCCCAGGAGGCCTATCTTTTGCCTGGTACCGTGGTCGAGTTCAAGCTTGGAACTCAAGGGTCAATGTCGGGGCGGATAGAGCGCTCTAATGGCGTTTTTGGTGGCCAAGGTATTGATGAGATTATTTACCGCGGAATTGGCGGTGTTGAGCTGCAAATTACCGGATCCGAGGTACAACTATGACGTCAAAGTTCAAGGATATCGAGAAAGAACTCAGGAATAGAATCGATAGTGCAATGCAAGAGATCGATCAAATCAATATGCAAAGCGATATTAAAGTTTTTGGTCAAATCGATATCGTGCCGCGCCTTGAGGAGGTGTCTGGTACAGCAAACGATTTAAGAAAAGCTACAGACGAAGCCAGAAACGAGATAGCTATTGAATTAGACAAAGCTTTAACTGCTTCTGTTACGGCTTGGGGTATCGTAGATACCGGAGCTCTCCTTCGCAGTCAGTCAGTTACTGTTACCGGCGAATCAATTGTTATTACCTACGGGGTTCCTTACGCAGAATTTGTTCACGAAGGTGGTTACATTAGGCCGTATGGTAACCCCAATGCTGATACGGTCTACATCCAGGGAAGGCCGTGGATCGACTCGGTTTTGTATGGTGGTGGCCCTGTTTCTGGCGTCAATCTTGACGAGAGGATTAGTCAAGCTATCCTGAGAAGACTGTAGGTACACTAACGCGCTTTCAAGGTTAGTCATGGCTAAGTTGCCTTTTGTTGTTGAGCCCCGCCTGAAGCCGGTTACTGAGTTGGTTGGGACCGAAGACTCTGGCAAGATTGAAATCGAACGCCGAGGCTTCTTGTCTGCGGGTGAAAAAGCTTTTTTCAGCAACGGCTCCCAAGATAGCAACGTTTCTGAGTTGATGATCGGGCTGGTACGCAAAGTTTCCTCTAAATATAAGCTTGACATGAAGGAGGCTTACGAGTTAACTTCTGGGGTTATTTCAGGAGATTCTGACAGTAGTGAACTTGCAGGCGAAATCCGAGAAGTGTTCCAAAGTGATGTGAATGCTGTTATTTCTGCGGTTATTCATTCATCCGCTCGCAACAACTTCCTCAAGGCTTTCTCTTTGCTTTTATATCGAGTAAATCCTGAAATTACTGCTGATGATGTCATGGAAGTGCATCCAGATATCATGGATGATCTTGTGGCTTTATTTGATGACGAGGAAATGAAAAGCACTAAGCGCCTAATTGCCGCTCACGGAAGCGACAAAAACGAAGAAGTTATTGAGGATATTGAAAAAAAGTCGGCTCGGGCGAAGTAATTTACGACTTTGAAACTTATTACTGGGAGCTAAAAAAGCTGTTTCCGGGGGACTCCGAGTTTTCCTTGAACAACTTTTACGAGCTCCCTTTCGAGTATGTAGTCGAAGCCTATTACCAAGCCCAAAAAATCTATCAAAAACAACTGCACGCAAACGAAAGACCTATTGCGCTGCAGACTAGCTTGATTGCAAACATCAATAGAGACCAGAAAAAGCAGCGCAAACCCTACGGACCGGAAGACTTTTATCTGTACCAGCCACGCGAGAATCAGGATCTACCTGCTGGCAGGTGTGGTGCAGCCGCCTTGGCGCTCATCGAGCAACGCCTATTTCCGACTTGGGCTTTGTTCTGCTACAAGCAGTTGGCCAGTGGTGCAAGCAACCATCCACCAGCTTTGCTGGCATTTATTAGCGATGATGCAATACTTCTGGCTCCGACCAAGACCGACAGCGGCTATAAGGGCATGCTTATTGTTCGAGAAGCCGCCAGCGACAATTGGCACGAGTTCAAGTCTCCATGTGGAAGAACTGAAGTCTTGTACGTTCCCAAGGTCTCAACAAAAGTTATGGCTCAGGATGACATTATCCTTAGGCGGAAGTAGGCCAGTCTTCGAGCTCGAGGACTTGATTGATGTACTCCTCTACTTTTTTAGCGTCTTCTTCATCGTAAACGCCAAAATCACGCATGTCCCCAGAAAGCCACTGGCGTATTCGCCATTCGGCTTCGATAGTATAGAAGGGCTGCATACGAAACCATGCTACCCACTCCATCGAGGACTTTGCGCTGTTGCAGGACGCGCAAGCTGGGATCACGTTAGTGGTACGATCTTCACCACCACGTGATTTAGGCTTGACGTGATCCATAGTTAGCTCGGTCAAACTCTCATCATCGATAGGAGGTCGACCGCAATAAGCGCAGCGATTATGCCAAGCTTTTTTAATGCTGTCCCGCCATTGCTGACGGGCTTCTCGCCGAGTCAGAGCAGACATATTGAATAAGTAGTCGGAAATCCTCTCGTATAGGGGGAGGCGGTCCCTATCGTAAATCATCCGATTACTAGCAAGTAACAACGGAGACGCAAAGGCGATTCTTTAGCGGAGCCATAAGCAATCCTCGTTGTTACCTACAGTTTACCAAGTAAAGGAACACTAAAACGACGCTGAGACCGCCCTCAAAATGGCACAAACTTTTCCCACTTCTGCTCAGGTCATCTACGACACACTTGCGGCTGACTCGGGGTTAGTAGCACTGTTAGGCAGTTACACGTTTCAGACCGGCGGTACCTTCACAGCGCTTTCTATTGTGTCTCAAGGGCAAGACTTGCCAGCAACTCGGTCGGTATCCGGTCTTGAGTGCGTAATCCAAGATACCGGCGACACAAGACCGATGAACTACGTGTCAAGCGCGGCAGATTTCGTGGTAGATTGGCAGATTTTTTTGATTGCATGGGAGCCAGCAACTGGTGCAAGCTTGCAGGTTGCGACCGAGCTGATCTGCAGTAAATTTGCGGATTCTTATAGCACGCAAACCGTTGCCACATCCGATGGCCTCGGGGCCCTGGTTCAGAACAAAATTGTAATCCATTCTAATAAACCAATTTTGACTTGATTGGCAATCTAACTAATGAGAGGGGCTACCTCTCAGATAGTCCCTTTCGCGAAAACTGACTATGGCTAACTACTCTGCTGCCTTCGGGTACGATTGCTACCTCATTCCTCTTGCTTCTGCCTCCGTTGATACTGCCTTTACTGGCGTCACCGGTGGCGTGGGTGATGGTGCTACTAACTTTATTGACACCACCGCTGAGATCGCAGCTGACGAGAAGATCAGCTACGCTGCTGGCGTGTTTAGCACTGGCGCTACTCCTGTAGCCCAGCCTACCGACGGCACCATGGATCCCGTCAAGCTGCTCGGCTTGACCAACGCTGCTCTTGAGACTGAGACTAACTCTGAAGAGATCTTCACTTACGATGATCAACAGAAAGGCTTCAACACTTCTATCGCGACTTCTAAGTCGTGGTCTGTAACTTTGGCTGGTGTTGCTGACTTCAAGGATGCTGGTTACCAGGTCCTCCGTATCGCTGAGCAGAACACCGTGGCTGACAGCCTGCGTGTCAAATTTGCTCGTGTGGGCCCCACTGGTACCGTTGAGACCGTTTACGGCTACGCTACCTTGACCGGCTATACCGAGTCCGTAGAGGCCGGTTCGATCGTTTCCTGGGAGTGCAGCCTGACGGGCTACGGTCCTTACGTC